CTAAACGGATTTTTTCACTCCATAGGTTTACTTTCTCTTGTTCGTAGATTGTAGATGGGTTAACTAATCCAATTTCAAAGTTAGTCATTTCAGAATCTTGTATACCATTACCATATAAATGGATAACTGCTATTTTAGATAATTCTGAGGTAACTGTTCTTTGGATTCTTTCAATTGTTCTTGCAAAACGAACATCTTCTGCTGCTAGGGTTGCTTTACCATTTACATTTTCATCATATCCCAAATATGCTTTAGGAATTTTTAATGCAGCAAATAATTTAGCTTTTAGGTAATCAATATCTTCAATTGAAGCATATTCTAATCCTGCTAAGTTTTCAATAGCAGTTCCACTATCACCACCTCTTACCGGTAGATAAAAATCTTCCGTAAGGTTTTGCATATTATACTTTAAATTGTAATCACCACTTGTCTTATCTAAGAATGGAACTTTTTTCATCTTATTGATAATCTTTTGCATGTAGTTATCAACTTCGGTTGGTGGAATATTACCAATATCAATTTTAAACACTCTTTTTTCAGGTGCTCTCATAATACGATGGATTAACATCGCATCTTCCATTAGAGATAATTGTTTCCATAACCTTCTACCATTCTCAATCATTGATTTACCATAAGGTAACCAGTTGGTATCCGATAATAAACGGAAATGTGCCATTTCAAAGTTATCATACTCTACTTTACCGATTGGGTCTTCTTGTACTTTAAATTTAACAAGTGATATATTTTCAGGGTCGTGTCCTTCTATTCTTTCAGTATTATATTGTGAGTGTGGAGTAACGTTTACTATACCTTTACCTTCAGCAATTTCAAGTCCTAAAAAGAAATCACCATATTTACACATATTACGAACCCACGGCCATAAAGTAAATTCAATATTAAGAATATCATAAAAAAGGTTTTCTAATAATTCTTGAACACGAGGGTTATCTGAACGTATTGTTATAATATCACCAAATTCGTTTTTAAGGGTAGATTCATCAGCGTAAATATCTAATGCAGATGCTATAATTGGGTCTTGGTCCATTGCATCGAAATCTCTAAATACTTCTCTACGAACTTGAGCGTATGCCATTGATTGTGCACCACCCGCTTGTTCATAAAAAGATTTTTGTATTTTTGTGTATCTATCTTTTAGTGAAGATAGATTTGTTTGTTGTCTTTCCTCCGCATCAAAAACTTTTCTTTTTCCACTAGCATCGACAGTAACAATTGCCTTTGTTGAGAAAAGTTTTTTTAACCGATTGAAAAATGTAGTATCTGCCATATTTTATTTTTTATATTAAAATTATATTATTTAATAGTGCATCTTATTATACACTATAAATATGTTGAATTTTTTATTTAATCAACCAAGTCAAATCTTCGTCTTGATTACCCACTCTCATTGACCACGGATTGTCATCCATTGAACTACCACCATAGAACCCAGATTCTTGTACTTGTTGTTGAATTCCACCTAATGATTTGATAGTTAAATCAATTCCTTCTTGTCTTAATCTCAATGCGGTATCTCTCACCCATAAAGCAATCGATAACGCCATTACTAAGTCATCATTGTATCCCCTCATTGCTTCCGCACGATTGTTGTTCCATATAAAGGTAAAAAGCTCCTCTATCAACCTATTAGAACGTATGGTGATAGATTTCTCTCTGAAGTAATCATCTAATTTTGAAATAATTAGAGGTCTTGTCTTAGATGTGGTTGAAAATCCTGCAACCATACCTCTTTCTTCCGCCCTAAACTTATTATGCATCTGATGTTCTACATCTACATACTTTAAATCCTTACTCATATAGAATAAGTTTTTATATCCTCTATCAATTACCTGCTGGATAACTGCCCAACCAATGTTTGCGTTCTCTATTACTAAAAGTGCTTCGTTATAATCAGTTGCTAAGGAAACTAAGAAATTTCCAAAATCCTTTGTATCTAATTTTCCTTTATATTCTGCTACTTGTACGGAATTAACAATATCAATTACTTGTGCGGCGGAGTAATCCGTAGAATCTCCACGTGCAACGTCCGCAACAACCATATATGATTTTTGATAATCGGGATATTCCCATTTCCAAAGATTCCCATCAAAGCCAGTTTTTTCCAATGGTTCTTGTACAAAAGATTCTTTATAAAACATTAGAAGTTGTGGGTCTATGACACTATCACCGGATGATACGAAATCGCAATCACATTCTTGTGCTGCACCCTTTGCTCCCAAAAGTACTTGTTGTTCATCTCTCCATTCTTGATTTCTTTCAGGGTGAACCGTCCAATGTAAACGGACTGTATTGAATCCATTAGTTCCATCCTCTGCCCCAACCCAAGTCCTATGAAAGAAATTACCCACACCATTGGGAGTAGAAAGAATAATTGCATTACCACCCGTTGATAGAGTAGATTGTGCAGATATCCAAATTTCTTCAATATTATCAATGAATGCTGCCTCGTCAAATACTAATAGGGATAGTGCTTCAGAACGACCAGCATCACCTGCTGCAGAAGTTGCTTTTGCCTGTGAACCATTTGAGTATCGTAACGAAAGTTTATTATCTTCAACTGTTGTTTGTTTTAACCAACTAGGTAAATATTGATTCATTACCCTAATTTTAGTAATAAGGTTTTTAGCAACTTCTTGTTTAGTTGCAATTACCAATACGTTAAAATCTTGATTAAATAACATCTTCCACAATGCAAATCCCGCAGTTAAGGTAGATATACCAGTTTGACGAGATTTTAGAATGATGTTATATCGATGGTCTTTGAATTGTGTTAGTGTATTTTCTTGAAATGGATATAAATGAAATGGTATTTTACCGCGGACAGGGTGTTGAATCATACAATACTTTTTCATAAAGTATATAGGGTCACCAGCACATCGTTGGTATTCTAATTTTATTATATCTTTTAAAGAAGTTCCTGCCATTATTGTTTTGTATTAAACGTAATGTTCACAATTATGTTCTTTTAAAATTTCAAATGCTTTATTACGGAACTCTTCTACTTTTTGTAACTCTGCTTTACCATTTGTAATAATTTCCATTATTTCAGCACGAGTATTTTCTACTGAATTTGGTAATTCCCATTTTTCCGTAGTTCCATCCTCATTAATATATTCATAATAAGGTTTCACATCATCGTGTGCCTGTTGGAGTTCTTCTAATTTTATTTTACCATCAATTATCATACGAGTGTATATTTTATAATCCTCATATTGTTCCCATACTCCGGCAACTCGTACTTTATGTTCTCTTTCCGCTAAACAATTGATACAATATCCAGTTTTTTTAATAACCTTCTTGTGATTACTATTAATCTTTATTGTAGTGCAATCTGGATTAGAGCATCTTTCCAATTCTGCTATATATTTTCTGATTTCATCAAATGCTTCAGAGTTTTTAGAAGTTTTCATTGTGAATCCTTCTTTTTTCTCATATCTATGATGTTCATCTTCCCAAACATCACCAACCTTTCGTTCTACGTTAGCGGTTTCCCATCCAACTGTGGTGTTTTTAGCATATTCACCACCTGTCATAACCATATCCACCAACTTCCTACGAGTTGGATGCATAAACTTTTTATTAAATTCCTTTGCCATTATTATATATTAGGTTTTTATTTTAATATATATATAAGTATATATAAAATAAATTATGCGTAAAAAATACCCAATAATTGATTCAGAGAGGCGAATGCTCCTGTTAATTTGAATGTCTGTCCGTTATATACAAATACAATTCCTTCGATTGGTACGATTCTTTTAGCACCACCAATTGCATTTAATCTTTTAAGTTCTAATTTTAGTTTATCTATCTTCTTAGGGTCTCCACTTGCTTGAACATCCTTTATAGTTTGTTCCAATCGTTTCTTCATATCCCTTAAAGCGGAATCTGGATTAACTGTTAGTACCGATGCAGTAAATTCCAATACATCTGCACCAACTCCTAAGAAAATATCTTCAAATTTCATTAAGTTATCTTTTGAAATACCCTTATGGTCTTCCTTATCTATTTTAATAGCCCATGCAAGAGTTTTTTCATCCTTAATTGAGTTCTTATCTATACGGAATCCTTTTTCATTAAACGCCCATCTCTTAACTAACCCCATTTTAGTGGCGTTATCTAATGTAGTTGGTGTTTTCTTATCTACGAAGTTCTCCCACCATGCTTGATGGTAATCGGCAACACCTGCAGTATCTCCTAATCCAAATTCTTTTTGTAATTTAGATATCATAGTAAGGTACTTACCTTTCTTAGATGATAGGTCTTGTGATTTTGGTAACTTTAATACTGGTGGTCCTTGTAGTGTATACTTTGATTGAACATCGGCGTTTACTTGTTTAAGCATTCCACCCAATACTCTACCTGCTTCTGCTGATTCCCCTATTGCATCACCATTCTCATCGTACTCCATTGTTCCGTGAAATACTAATAGTGGTTGACCATATGGAATGACGTTGACTGAGGTAGGATATATCACCTCTATGTTCATAAAACATGAACCATTCTTAAATACTTTATCTTTTTGTGCTTGGGATAATGATTTTATAGCATTAGATAGGTCTTTCATAGCGAAATTATAGGCATCAGTTAATTCACCTCTACCCGCAAACTTATCTGCCACTCCGTTAATATCTAACGCACCAGCACCTTTGTTTTTCAAATGTGATTTGTTTCTTGCTGCTACTAATCTACCATCTATCCAACTTATAGCCAAGGCTTGACCATCAGTTTTCTCTCTAGCAAATTCTAAATTACCATCCAATGCACGATTTACAATATCTTTAAGTTGTCCAAAGGTTAAATTGATTTCAGTATCAAACGGATGGTTCATATGTCCATATGCACCACCTTCCATTATTAGGGATTCATTTATTGATTCCGTATTTAAAGATAATAAATCCCAATCTAATTCTTTACTATCAAAATCAATGCCATTACTATAAACATCTTTTACTATTACACCCGCTTCTTTCATTTGGTTTGCTAAATCCTTAACAACATTTGGTTTCATATTAATAAGACTTACCGAACCTGCACCATTGTATTCATACCCACTTCCCTCATATTTACGGAAACCTCTTACACTAGTACTATATGATTCTACTTTTTTTATACGATTCTTTTTAAAGATAGCATTTATTTCTTTTTTTACAATATTTCTTTCCGCTTCATTTATAGATTCGGTTGTAAATACAGGAGTAGATGATTTGAAATCAGCTTTTCTCATTACCGTCTTAGCAATCAATCTATCAGCAACTTTAATAAATGCTATATTGATATTTGATACTTTATCTTTAACTACAAACTCTCTATATTGTTTTAGGAACTCTAAAAATTTCTTTTTGTTTCTAGCCAATCTTTTGAATAATCCTGTTAATTCTGCAGGAGATATTTCTTTACCATTTCGCGGGTCGTTTAACCTTTGAAAGAAATGGTCAGTTTCTTTTCCTAAATCAACATCAGTTGGATTCATTTGTGAATCGGCATATTTTTCAACCGCATCCATATCGGTTTTTGCCATTTCAACTTTAACTTTTTCTCTTAATACTGCACTTTGAGATGAATAAAAGTATCTATCAATTAATTTATTTTCTAATTTTTTAAATCCAATATTTTTATGACAATTATGGAATGGATTTTGTTGTTTCACCAAAAGTATTTGATGTGTTATCTCGTGTAATATTGCCCTTTCTATATCAGTAACCTTACTCAAATCAAAAGTAATATATTCTGGTATAAATGTTTTAGTATCAAATGTAGTTGCAGCACCTGCACGACCAACTGAACCAAATTTAATTGCGATGGGTTTTATCTTTAAATCTTTACAAATTTCTTTGTAGTAATTTACAACACTTTCTTTTTTAACTTCGGTTAATGGTTCGTTAGGTATATCATCAACTTGTACCGCTATTTCCTCTAAATCATCTTGACCTGAATCTTTTACTTTAAAATTAGCTTTTTTATTATCGTATTTTCTCGGATGTGTTCTTGCCCAATCTGCGTAATTATTAACTGTTCCATCATAGTAATAATTTTCTTTAATATCACCCTTTTCATCTTTGTTAGAATTAAATGATTCTATTGCAGAAGCCATTACTTCATTTGGTATTTTTGCACTTTCTAATTTCTTACTTATAATAGCTATGAATTTTAACATATCTGCATCTGATTCTTCCTCTCCTGCAAATAGTGCTGCTTTACCTGCACCTATTGCTATAGTTTCAACAACTACATGAGGAATAAATTCCACCATTAAGTGTTTACCAAAAGCAGCAGCTCCATGTGCCAAACCACCACCAGCTGCACCAAATGCTGCTGCTAATGCAACTTTTTTAGCTACACTAATTAAAGCCTTTTTTTCAGAATCAGAAACTTTACCACCACTAAAAAAGTTTTTAACACCACTACCGGCTTCTTTAAACAAATGAACTTCATGTTTAGCACCATGTTTAATTGCTTCTAATGCACCTTTAGCTTTGTCTTTAACTGCTTCTCCAAAACTTCTTCGTTCTGGTGATTCTCCCTTGTGTACTTTTTGTATGAAAAATTGTTTTTCGTCTATACTCCAATTCTTTACACCATCTTTAATTTTTTGAAGAGCCATTGGAGCATTTTTATTTATATCCACCTTTGGAGTATTTTGTGTATCTTTCTTTTTATTTCGTTGTCTACGCAAATCAACGTGTGAATTACCAACGGGTGCAATTACTGTATATCCAGCATCTTCTGCTTCTTTAATTTTTCTATCCAATTCCCTTTGACGGAATCCGTTGTATGCTTCTTGGGCTTTAAATATTTCAGTTTCACCATATCCATCATCATCTCTATAATTTAATTCATAAAGGTCTTTTTGTTGTGCATCGGTTAGGTTATCCCAATCAACATCGCCATCAAATTCCGAACTTCCACCTTTTTTAGCCTGGTCGATTAACCATTCCTTTCCTTCATCATCTAAATAATCTTCAGGTGTCATATTTTCGTCAGGACCATCTTGTCCATACATATTTGACCACAATGCAGCTTTAGCTTTAGATTTACTTCCACCTAATACATTTGCTACTTCATCAAATACAGGTGATTTATCATCCAATACATCTGCGTTTTCATCCCAACTACTTTCTTCCGCATTATCAAAATGTCCTTTTACTGCATTTCTAAATTCATTTTGTTCTCCACCAAATTCAATATTACCATTCTTATCTTTACTCATACCACCCTCACCTACAAACATTACTTTTGTATCTTTAGGTAAAGTTTTTATTTGTTCTATTGTTTCTTTATTACTTTTCTTTCTTTTTCCATGTTCAACTCCAATAATCAATGAACCATTTGGTGTTACATCAATATCTAATTCTTCACCATTTTTTGTTTTTCTATTCTTTAATTTATTTGCTACTTCAGCCGTATCAGATGATGATTTTGTAGGTTCTTGTTTTGGTTCTTCTTTAGGTTGTTTAACACTTTTATCGTGTTTAAACATATCCGCACCTTGTACTGCTTGACCAGTTGGTTTAGTTTCACCACCCTTATCATCTCCCCCAATAGGACTATATTTTCCACTATCATCTTTTTTAAATAGTGGTGCACCTTCTACATCTTTTTTACTTTTTTCTTTGTATTTACCATACCCAACGTGCACGTATTTATCATCTTCACCATCACTTTCAAATAGTGAATCTAATAAATCAGAATAATCAGATATTAATTCTGAAATGGAGTCTTTTTGTTTTGCTTTCTTTTTCAATCTCTTTTCTGCCTTTTCAATTTTTTCAACTTCGTGAGTGACATCAACATCATCAAACCCAAGTGGATATGTAGTCGGTTTATTCAAATTTCTAGCGTTGTTTTTTGTTTTAATTTTAAAGGTTATTTGGTTTTCATCATCAGATGCATATATTGCATCTGCTTTTGGAAAATCAGTTTGGGTATATCCTCCTCTAACAAACCAATCATCACTACTATTAACCCCATCATCACCACCTAATACTCTTGCTTTACCTTTTGGTAGGTATCCACCATCGGGTTGTGAATCATCACCGCCAGAAACCGTTGCTGCCTCTTTAAAAATATTTTGTTTTGGTAAAATTCTAAATGTAGCTACTTTTTTACCATTAATAGTTGGCATTCCATGTTCGTCTTTACCAATTGTCTTAACTACTGTTTTTTTATTTTTAAATTTACCCATTAATATAGTATCACCAATATTAACATCTAATGTAATATCTTCACTTACCGATTCTCTGATACTTCCGCCATTCTTTTTAATAAAATTTTGAATGTCATTAGTATTTTTTCCAACTTCTACTTTTGGATATTTTTGTTTAAGTTTTTCTAATGTTTTTTGATTTTCAGTTTCATCTTCACTCCAATTAGAAGGAATAGCTAAAATTTTTTCAATTTTAATTTGTGTAAGAACTACCTCATTCCAATCTGATTCATAATATAATTGATTTGAGTTTAAGTATTTATCTTGAAATTCTT